TATCTGTCTCCTAAAAGCTTTGCCACTATCAGTTGTAGACAATAAAGTTTTCTGATTACTTTTAAAGTTAATCGCATTAAATCTAGTATTTGGTAAAGTGCCACTCATACTATTGCCATTTTACCCTTTTCATTCATTGCACTATTAATCATATTAATTATTGTTCCACGACTATTTACTAATAATGTGTTAAAACCTTTTGCATCAACAGTAGTAATATTAAAATTAACTGTTACTGGTTGGTTCATATTCCCTAGCTTATTATTTGGCACAACATTTGATGGTCTGTCAGGCACAACTAATTCTGGTCCTGCTTCACCAACTATAAATGGCTGACCTTGATTCATGCGACCACCCAAACGTCGTCCTTGAAATTTGGTACTAGCTATCGTTGCAACTTGAGCAACACCTAAAGCACCTATTGCTATTGCCAAAGGTATGCCCAAAGGTCCCATCGACAATGCTTTGGAAACCCCTTGAGCAGTGCTTATTATCGCATCTTTTATAGCAAAAGCTTTGTTTAACTCAAATGCTGTTCTATTATGTTTAGAAAGTT